ATATATTTGCGGCATGGAACACACAGTAAGCCCCCTATTCGATGAGGTCATCCAGTTGGCGACCCCCGACTGCATCAACCGAAGAGATATGACCCTTGTGCGTAAGCTCAAGAACCTCCAAGAGTACACCGTCCGCATTGAGAAAATCCTTGAGGACGCGAAATCCATTATCGAAGACCACGCAAAATGAACACCGACCACAAGCTGGGACGCGCTGAGGCCGTCCGCGATATGTCTCGCCTCATCTATGACGAGGTAGGTAAGATTGACAACCACATCACCGCACGGACGGCAGAGCTCTCCGACGATCATACCCATAGCGGTTATCTCTCCGACGACTCCAAGCTCTCAGAGCTTCGCGCTATGCGGACCACGCTGGACTTCATCCACAGCAAAATTGTGCGGCTATGATTAGCGTCCACCCGTACCGATGCAAGACGTGGAGCGAGGCGAAGCGCGAGTGGGGTTGGCTTATGCGCTCCAAGGGATTGCAACAAATCAACCGCAACGCGCCGACAGGATATGGCGAAGCTCCCGACCTGCTCAAGGGCAAGGTCGAGGGCGTCGGCTTTGTCATCTACCCGCGCGACTACGACCCGCGCGAAGTCACCCACATCATAACCACGCAGTCACCCATTTACGGCAATCGCTACTGCGGAACTTTAAACCCCTTCTAATGGAATTCTTTGATATGATTATAAGCCAGTACGGGAGCGTCCACCGATGCGCCGAAAAGCTGGGAACAAATAGAGAGCAGCTCCTGCGACAGATTCGCACAGGCAACGACCAGGTCCTTAATGCCATCGCCGACAACTGCCGCCTATCCCGGCAGGAGGTGCGGTGGGAGTTTCGATATCACAAAGAGAACACATGAACTACGACGAATTCATACAGAGCAAACAAACGAAGACGGTGCCGGTAGGATTTGATCCGAAAGGGTTGAACCGTCACCTGTTCCCGTTCCAAAAAGAGATAGTCGAGAAGGCATGCCGCCGTGGACGGTATGCAATATTCGCCGACTGTGGACTCGGAAAGACCTTGATGCAGCTCGAATGGGCTCACCAAGTAGTGCAAGAAACCGGGCAAAATGTCCTCATACTTTGCCCCTTGGCTGTCGCCGCTCAGACCATCAGCGAAGGGGAGAAGTTCGGCATTCATGTTTCTCAGTGGCAACCAGGGGCCGAATATTCCCAGAGCGTAGTGATTACCAATTACGAGAGCTTTCACAAAGTCAATGTAGATGGGTTTGGTGGCATTGTGCTTGACGAGAGCTCTATCTTAAAGAACTACACCGGCAAAATAAAGCGACTCATTCTGAAGCAGTGCGAGGACATCGCTTACAAGTTGGCTTGTACGGCTACTCCGGCTCCTAACGATTTGAACGAGATAGGCAATCACGCGGAGTTTCTGGACGTCATGGATGCTACAGATATGAGAATGAGGTGGTTCGTCAGGGATGAAGGAATGAACAACTACCGATTGAAGGGTCACGCGTTCAACGACTTCTATGGCTGGATAGGCACGTGGTCGAGTGTTCTTCGAATGCCGTCCGACATCGGGCATAAAGACGACGACTATATTTTGCCTCCGTTGCATTTCCACGAGCGCGAGATTGCCACCGACCAACGCGATCACGGCATGTTGTTTAATGAGGTGGCCGTAAGTGCAACGAACTTCAACCACGAACTAAGATTAACCAAGGTGCCACGGATGACGATGGCCGCCGATCTGGTTAACAAGTCGTCAGAGCCATTCATTGTTTGGGTGCGTCAAAATGAAGAGTCTAAGTACGTCTGTGAGCTGATTCCCGACGCGGTAGAGGTTCACGGCGGCATGACGCCAGAGCAAAAGGAGAGCGCGTTTATAGCGTTTAAGGAAGGCAAGTTTCGCGTCCTGGTCACCAAGACGAAGATTGCCCAGTTCGGACTCAACTTCCAGCACTGCCCGAATCAGATATTCGCATCTCTTGACTTTAGCTTCGAGGGGTTATATCAGGCCATACGCCGCTCCTATCGCTTCGGGCAAAAGAAGGAGGTCAATATCTACATCATCTCCACTGACACTATGGAGAACGTGACCTCTTCTATCAATCGAAAACAGAGGCAGTTCAACGAGATGATGGAAGGAATAGTAAAACACGCAAACGAAAAAGAATACACCATGAAAGCTGAATACAACCGAATAGAACACAAAACAGACGACTATCATTTAGTCAATGCAGATTGTGTCGATGCAATTCAATTGCTTGAGTCAGATAGCGTCGATCTTTCCGTCTTTTCTCCTCCGTTCTCGACGCTGTTTACATACTCGGACAATATCCGGGACATGGGAAACTGCGCGGACAATGACGAGTTCTTTAAACAGACTGAATTCCTACTGAAAGAACTATATCGAGTCATAAAGCCGGGAAGGTTAGTGTGTGTCCACAGTAAAGATTTGGCCAAGTATAAAAACAGCTCCGGGTATACTGGACTTTACGACTTCACAGGCGACTATCATAGAGCAATGGAGGCGGCAGGGTTCAAGTATCACTCGAAGGTTACTATTTGGACCGATCCCGTACTGGAGATGCAACGCACCAAGACTCAACGCCTCCTATATAAGCAGCTGCGCAAGGACTCCAGTTATACCGGAATAGGACTGCCTGAATATGTAACCATTTTCAAAAAGTGGGAAGGGGCCGAAGAGGATTGGGAACCAATCACAAACAAGACCCGCGAAAATTTCCCGCTGGATACGTGGCAAAAGTGGGCCAGTCCTGTTTGGATGGACATACAGCGCACGGACGTGCTGAATGACTGGCGCGGGGCAAAAGATGCAAAAGATGAAAAGCATATCTGCCCGCTTCAGCTTGACGTGATTGAGCGATGCATTGGGTTGTGGTCCAATCCGGGCGAGCTTGTTTTTTCTCCTTTTGCCGGGATAGGTTCGGAGATTTATCAAGCAGTGAAAATGCACCGTCGCGGCTTAGGGTTTGAATTGAAGCCCAGCTATTACGAGATGTCAAAAAAGAACCTCGCCTCGGTCATTAAAGAGCGCGATCAGATAGCTATGTTTTGAGTATATTGAACCGGCGCCGGCAAGTGCGCTGTTTTTGGTTAAAGTTTAGGAGCCTCCGGAAAAGTTCGGGGGCTCTTTTTTTAGTGGGCTTCCTCGACGCCGGTCTCCCAGCGCTTGCCAATCTTCTCGCAGTACCACCACCACCCGCCGAGGCGTGGCTGTGAGAATCCTTTCTCTACCTCCCATCCCGAATACCCGTCGCCCAGTTGCTTGTAGCTCCCGCAACGGATATGGTGGACGGTGCTTCGGCTTACCTCCATCTTGCGCGTGACGCGCTCGGTAGTTATTGGAAGGTGCCACTTGTTGTGATCGTGACCACGGACGATAATATCGGCGTCCGGGAATTTAGCCGCGTCGATATCGGCGTGGAGTACGCCCTTGCTCCGTGGTGCGTTACCCCCATACCCGTGGTGGTAGTGCATCATGTAGGACTTGCATTCGGTATGATACAGGTACTGCCAACGGATGTAACCAGAATATCCTCCGAGCTGGATGGGGCTTCCCAACGCCTGGAGTCCTTCGACTACGCGCCGCGAGAGGTCGGTGTGTTGGCGCTTCTTTACGTTCGTCTCGTGGTTGCCTTGGGCGTAGACCGTCAAAAGATCTTTGTACGGCTCTAAAAACTTGATAGCGTCCTCCGTTACGAGGTCGAAGTAATCCTGCCCCCGGTACTCTGGGCGCAGTCCTCCCGGCAGGGTATTGCGTGGGTCGTACTTGCCGCCCATCAAATCCAAGAAATCGCCATTCAGGAACACCTTAGCGCCGCGCTCCTTGGCTTTATCGAGGTGGCGGGTCAACATCTGCCGGTCGCACTTCGTAGAGTCGTAATGGACGTCGGAGAGGATAAGGACGTACTGCTTCTCCGCCGACTCTATCTCTGGCGTGGTAACGGTGTAATGGTTGCGGGTGTGCTTGGTTATCATCGCTCAAACATTGACGCCGTAACGGGTACGACAGCGACGGCAGCCAGCGCAACGGCAGGCCACGATATACCGTGGATGAGGATGACTTCCGAGGCGGTGAAAGCGAGGACCCCCCCGATGGTACGCTTTGCGCTCCACCGCTTTAGGTCGCCTTTAGTCTTGAATGCTTCGGTGATATCCAACCCCTTCAGGAGTTGGCGCCACTTCACTTCCTGCGATCCTTAAAAATCAACCCGATGAGGGTGTCGAGGTATCCGAAGATGACCAGCGGCTTCTCGCTGGGGACGAGATTCAAAACGGCTTTAGTTGCCGCCAGGACGATGAAGATGAGTTCAACGTAATGCGTTACGTACCAAGGTTCCATAGGGTCGAGGATTATGGGGTCTGTGACGACCGTAGTGACGGTGTCGATGACTGCTGTCAGGGTGTCGAGTGTGTCGAGCATCTACCCTTCAATATAACCACATCGTATTTTCGACCTTAGTCGGGTCACAATCGACATGGACGAAGGTATCCGCCACGCCTATGCGAGTGAATCCCACCTGAAGGAGCGCATGGATAACGACCCACCTGCGATTCGATGACGTGGCCGAAATATCCGCCGCCCATCCTGTGAGGTGGCTAGAATTTTCTGAGCCTCCTACCCTGCGATTCCACTCGTAGCTCCTCATCCCCGAATTAATGCGGAAGGGTACCCCGCTAATATGACGGGCCTCGTCCAGCATCAGGAGAAACTCGTCACGCATTTGGTGGCCAGAGCCGGGGACGTCGGGGCTGTCGAACTCCTCGTATGTGAAGTATCTCATTCGATGCCCTTCTTTGCCAATAGAATCTTAATCTCCTGGACTGAGGCCAGCAGCTCCACGAGCATCGCCTTTACCTCTGTCTCTGTCTTCTCTAACGCAACGATGCGGCCCTTGAGCTTTCCCACCTCTCCCGTGAGTTTGGTGTATACTCCAATAATGGCCCCCGCCAAGGTCAGGATTTCGAACATTGTAAGCGTATCCATGCCCTTGAATATGGGAGGGCTCTTACGGTTCGATAGGATTGGGCAACCAACCCAGGGCCTCGGCTTCCTCTTGGGTGAGCTGTGTCGAGGTGGACGGGATGAGTTGCCCAAAGGGAACAGACCCCCCTCGGTTGGCATCGATGAACATGACGAGCCCATCCTTCTCCGCTTGCGGCACTTCCGGGAGCAGGGCCAAGAGCTCGGTAAGGTCGACCAAGGGATTGATGTAAATCTCTTCCGTGGTGTCGCCAACGATGGCCACCTGTTCGGTATCGGGGTGCGTGATTTGCCCGTATTTGTACTTCGTGTCCTGCGGAAGTTGCAGGGAGGCCGGACGAAGCAACGCCCACACCTCGGCGTTGATGGCCGTGGCGCGTTCTCCCGAAGTCATTCCAGGAATCGTCGCTTCTACGGGGAGGTATACGGTAGCCATTACATTCCTGGTATTTGGTAGTAGTCGTCGATGTTGGTCTCGATGCCGGTGCGGTTTCCAGCGGCGTCTTGGTCGGTTTCGTAAAAAATAGCTTCTTGCAACAGTAGTTGACCCTGTGTGTTGCGGTTGGCAAAACCCAATGCCGCGCTGTTTGCGCTGTAGCTGTCAGTGGTGTTTATTTCGAGCGCGCCGTCGATGTAAGATTTTAAGGCGTTGCTGAAACGCGACGTAGTAATAAGATGCTGAGATAAATCTTTGTTAGCAGTACTCTTGATAGTGTCAAAGCTTGTGCCGTCACCTTTAAAAATCAAGGTTTGCTTATCTGACCAGTTATTAACCTCAAGCGTCTTATACATAAAGCCTCCACCAAGGCCCCAGATTGTTCCTCGATTTGTTACCTCTCGATTGACAACAAAACCCATGATTGAGTTATTGCTAAATGTTGGGCCGTTTAGACTTCTGCTGCTGTTGCTGATAAAATCCAACGCCGGCTTTTCCTTGCCTGTTGCGCCTTCTTCAATAATGCCCGACGAACTGTCGTAAATTTTGGGTTGACTTGTCGATGTGGCTTGTCCTGCATCCACAGAGTTTCCTGATTGGTCGTACCAATAGCGGCAGAATCCGTTCGCGGGCGTTCCTCCGTGTCCTATGAAGTCCGCGAAGTCGGTAAACGGCCCACCCGAAGAGGGATTGGATACGGGCGAAGTTAGACTCAACTCATTATTCGAATCGAATCCGATGTCCGCTTCTACATTGTCCGAGTCCCGACGAACGCGCATAATATCTCCCGTGTACGCGGTCCGCAAAAGCCGCACGGAATATGCTGCAGCCGCTCCCGTGTAGGTATCTAGAGGGGGTACATTGACACTACCCGCAGGCACCGCCACCCCGTCAATATCGAGGATACTGGCCTTCGCCAATCCGTCCACCTTCGAGACGCTCCCGATAGCGAGGGCGTTAATCTTGCTTATATCAGGCAATTTCTATCCAGTCTTGAGAGGGTGAGAAGAAGACCTTGTTGTCAGCCAAACAATACCCCGCCACACGAACGAAGTCGCCCTGTGCGCTGGGTTGGGTAGAGGTCAAATATCCAGCCGTTGCGGTATCGACATACAAGATGTCGCCTGCCGCGCCGGGATCGTGTGAGAGGTACGCCACGCCGTGAGTCAACAGACCGTCATCGGCAGAACTGGCACCAAGGGCCACGCCCATCAGTCCCTTTGTCGTTGCCTCTGCGTCGCCGTCTACCTGCACCCAGTTCGTACCGTTCCAGACGTAAACATCGCCGGCAGTCATTCCCGTTGTAGTGCCGAACTTGACAATGTTACCTTCTGCATCTCCCGCTGTAGATACCGCCGTCGAACGAACCAAGTACTCGACCTCGGCACCGTCACCGGCTCCGATAGTCACTTGCCCGCTTGCGTTGGTAATGCGCACAAACCCCGAAGGGCCAGCCGTTAGGGTGGTGTTTACGAAGGTCCCGTCGGTTTGGGATATCAAGAGTTCACCGTTGCCCGGTGTGCCCGTGATAGTGACGTCGGTTAAGTCGTCCAGGTCGGCAGCACCTCCACCCGTAGAGGCGATAGTGATACTTCCGTCGGCCTCTGTAATGGTGACATTCGTTCCCGCGGTGAGGGT